TGGTTTAGTTAAAGGTGTTCCTTACTACGCAAGTGGTAGTTCAACTTTATACTTACTTGGTTCTGACAGAAATGATATTCCAGATTTAACGGGTAACATTAGTAACTTTAGTGCATCAGTTGCAACTTCAATAAGTGCATCAGTTGCAGCATCTACATGGGCAAACTTAAATGGTAAACCTGCAGGTATTGTAAGTGGTTCTTCACAAGTTGTATTAAATGACGCAGATAAGACAGGATTTAATACCGATGATGTAAGTGAAGGAACTAGACTATACTATACAGATGCTAGAGTTAAAACTAAATTAGATACTGAGACAGTAGTTTCAGGTTCTTCTCAAGTAGTTGGTATATTAACTTCATTAAATACATTTAGTGCAAGTGTTAATAATTCAGTAACTGCTTTAAATACATCTTCAGCATCTCAACAAATAAGTATTGACGCATTAAATAGTTATACTTCTTCAAACACTTCAACAACTGCCTTAAACGCATTTACTGCTTCTGCAAACGGAAGATTAAGTAATTTAGAAGCAACTTCAGCAAGTGTAAATAATTCAGTAACTTCTTTAAACACATCAACCGCATCTCAACAAATTAGCATTGATGCTTTAAATGTTGTAAGTGGTTCAAATTTAACTAGATTAAGTAACTTAGAAGCAACTTCTGCAAGTGTAAATACTTCAGTAGCAGCTTTAAATGTTTCATCAGCATCTTTAAATTCATTTACTTCATCATTACTTCAAGCATTAACTGCAAGTGGTGTAAACTTAACTGCAAATGGTAACTTATCAGTAGCAGGTAACTTAACAGTAGCAGGAACAACAACCGCAGTAAACTCTACTACGATTCAATTAGGAGATAATATAATTGAATTAAATGGTACAGGTGTTGCAAATGGTGGTTTATTAGTTAAAGACCCAACTGCACCTAATACGGTAAGTGGTTCTTTACTTTGGGATTCTACAAACGACTATTGGAAGGCCGGAGCATTAAATTCTGAATCTAAATTATTAAGAGCAGAGGGTGATTCAGTAGTAAGTGGTTCATCTCAAATTACAATTACTTCAACAACTGGATTTGGTGATTATAGTGGTTCGGTATCGGCATCATTAGCATCAATTGTTGCAAATGTAGGTTCTGGTGTTGGAGTTTCAATAACAAACTTAAATTCATTCAGTTCTTCTACATTAGGCAGATTAACAAATATCGAAAGTACATCAGCAAGTGTAAATAATTCAGTAACATCATTAAATAGTTCAACTGCATCTCAACAAATTAGTATTGATGCATTGAATGTAACATCTGCATCTTTAAATACATTTAGTGGTTCTACTTTAGGTAGATTAACAAATTTAGAAAGTACATCAGCGAGTGTAAATAATTCAGTAACAGCATTAAATAGTTCAACTGCTTCTCAACAAATTAGCATTGATGCATTAAACGTAGTAAGTGCTTCAAACTTAGGAAGATTAACAAACTTAGAAGCAACTTCGGCAAGTGTAAATAATTCAGTAACGGCATTAAATACTTCTTCTGCTTCTCAACAAATTAGCATTGACGCTTTAAATAGTTATACTTCTTCAAATACTTCAACAACTGCTTTAAACGCATTTACAGCATCTGCAAATGGTAGATTAAGTAATTTAGAAACAACTTCGGCAAGTGTAAATAATTCAGTAACGGCTTTAAATACATCAACTGCTTCTCAACAAATTAGCATTGACGCTTTAAATGTTACATCTGCATCTTTAAATACATTTAGTGGTTCTACTTTAGGAAGATTAACAAATATTGAAGCAACTTCAGCAAGTGTTAATAATTCAGTATTGGCTTTGAATAGCTCATCGGCATCTCAACAAATTAGTATAGATGCTTTAAATAGTTATACAAGTTCAAATACTTCAACTACTGCCTTAAACGCATTTACAGCATCTGCAGACGGAAGATTAACAAACTTAGAAAGTACAACTGCAAGTTTAAACAATTCAGTATCATCTTTAAATACGGTAAGTGCTTCAAACTTAGGTAGATTAACAAACTTAGAAAGTACATCAGCAAGTGTAAATATTTCGATTTCAAATATAAACACAACAACTGCAAGTTTAAATAATTCAGTTGCGGCTTTAAATACGGTAAGTGCTTCAAACTTAGGTAGATTAACAAACTTAGAAGCAACTTCGGCAAGTGTAAATAATTCAGTATCATCTTTAAATACGGTAAGTGCTTCAAACTTAACTAGATTAACTAACTTAGAAAGCACATCCGCAAGTGTAAATAATTCAGTATCGGCTCTAAATACATCTTCTGCTTCTCAACAAATTAGTATAGATGCATTAAATGTAGTTAGTGGTTCAAACTTAACTAGATTAACAAATTTAGAAAGCACATCAGCGAGTGTAAATATTTCAGTAACTAATTTAAATTCATTTACTTCCTCACAAGAAAGTAAAAATACAACTTTAGGAAACTATACTTCATCATTAGTTGCAGCATTTACTGCAAGTGGTGTCAATGTAACATTCAATGGTGATACAACTATTAAAGGTAATTTGTTTGTACAAGGTACTCAAACAGTTGTTGACTCAACCACAATTAACTTAGCAGATAATATATTAGTATTAAATGCAGCTGGAACATCTGATGGTGGTTTAGTTGTAAGAGACGCAACGGGTGGTTCAACAACATCTGGTTCTTTACTTTGGGATGTAACTAATGATTACTGGAAAGCAGGAGCATTGGGAGCTGAAAGTAAATTATTAAGACAAAATGGAGATTCGGTAGTAAGTGGTTCATCACAAGTAATATCATTATTACCAACAGGTACAGTAAGTGGTAGTTCTCAAATAACTTATACAAGTATCTCTTCTATCCCAGCAGGAATAGTAAGTGGTTCGTCACAAGTTGATATTACTTCAACAACTAACTATACAACATTTAGTAGTTCAATTGCAACATCAATAAGTGCATCGGTTGCAGCGGGAGCTCCAACTTTTGCAAATATAGTTGGTAAACCTGCAGGATTAGTAAGTGGTTCTTCACAAATTGTATTAAACGATGCGGACTTCACAGGATTTAATACTACGGATGTAGCAGAAGGAACAAACCTTTACTATACAGATGCAAGAGTTAAAACTAAATTAAATACAGAAACAGTAGTAAGTGGTTCAATACAAGTTAATATAACAGCAACTACCGGATTTAGTACATTTAGTAGTTCAATAGCAACTTCATTCACAACAATAGACGGAGGAACATATTAATAACAAAAAGAAAGAATAAATAAAAATATATTATGGCATTACCTAATCAACCAACTTCATCAATTTTATTAAAACGCTCGGGTGTCGCAGGTTCAAAACCAACAACCGGAACGTTACAAGTAGGTGAAATAGCATTAAATACCTATGATGGTAAAGCATTTTTACACAAATCAGGTTCAACCGATGAGGTAGTAGAAATCGTAGTTACCGGAGCAAACACAACAGGTTCAATCAATCTTAGTGGAGCAGTAACCGCATCAGCCTTTGCAGGTTATGGTGGAGCATTGACAGGTGTAACCGCATCAATGAGACCAGATGATTTTGATTTTAATTCTGACCCATTTGCAGGAACAATCGGATATATTCAAGGTAGTGGTTCTCTTTACAAAGTAGCAACTACAACAAGTTCAGTTGATTTTAGATATAACGATGTAACAATCGCAACTATCACAACTGCACAAGGATTTAGTGGTTCTCTTTACGGAATCGGTGATGTATTAGCATTTAGTGGTTCAGTAGCAACAAGATTATTCAATTTAGAATTTTCAGCATCATTCGGTCCAGATGCAGGAGAACTTTAATAGTAAATAAAATTATAATAGAAACCCCTCATAGTAGGGGTTTTTCTTTTTATATTATATTTATGTTCGTAGTATATACTACATTTTTGTTAGATAACTTTAAAGACTTAGCCAAATGGCACAAACTGTTCAACTCAAACGCTCTGCGTTATCGGGTAAGGTACCTGGTACGGGTTCCCTTAATTTAGGAGAATTAGCATTAAATACTTACGATGGTAAGATATTTTTTAGACGTTCAGGTTCGACAGATACAGTCCAAGAAGTAATAACAACAAATGTAACAAACACAGGCTCCATAACTATTACAGGAGCATTGACAGCAGAGTCAATAAGAACAACCCTAACCGCTTCATTTGGTTCTCTAAAAGTAAACGATACACTTACTGTCAATCACGGTGAAACAATAATGAGTGGGTCGGCATTAGTAACAAACGACTTAACTATATTAGGAGCAGTTAATGCAAGACAATTCAATATTTCAGTAATTTCTTCATCTGTCCTTTTCGAAAGTGGTAGTTCTAGATTTGGTAATACATTAGACGATACACATCAATTCACAGGTTCAGTTAATGTAACCGGTTCATTATATTTAAATGGAACAGACCTTGCAGCAGGTGGAGCACAAGGAACATATGTATTCCCTAACGCATTTGACTTTAATGTTGATGACCCAACTTTTGGAGATTTCAATAGTGCAAGTTTAGGATATAATCTTAATTTTGGAGATGTAGAAACAGTTGGAAGTCCAATTCACTTTGTTGGTGGATTATCTAATTTAGGAGATACAACTGTTATATATCCAACATCACGTTCTATTGATTTTGTAGTAGACGATAGATATGTTGGTAGTATTAGTTCACAAAGTTTTTATACAAATACAACATTCACATCATCTTTACAACAAGGATATACTTGGGTAGGTAATGGTAGTGGAGTATCATACGCAGTTGCAACATCTTCAATTGCAGGAGCATTACCAACGGGAGTAGTATCAGGTTCGTCACAAGTAGTTAGTATATTAAACTCTTTAAACACTTATACGGGTTCAAACGATACTACTAATACTGCACAAAGCACAAGATTAACAACAATAGAATCTGTAACAGGAAGTTACGAAACAAAAGGCAGAGGTATAGTTAGTGGTTCATCTCAAATCACTTACGCAAGTATTTCTTCTATACCAGCAGGAATAGTAAGTGGTTCATCACAAGTAACTCCATTATTACCAACGGGTACAGTTTCAGGTTCAATACAAGTTTTAGGTGGAACCGGAATTATAAGTTCTTCTGCACAATTAGAAAACGCAACTATTACAAATTTAACTATTACAAACTTAACAACAGTTAATGAAACTGCAAGTGTTTTATTTAGTAGTGGTTCTAATAGGTTTGGAGATTTTGGTGATGATATACATAGTTTTACAGGTTCAGTCAAAATTAGTGGTTCAATTACAACAACAGGTAATCAAACAATGAGTGGTAGTTTAGAATTTGCTAATGGTTCTTTTATAAACATGCCATGGGAGAGTGATACAAGAACAATTTGGGAAAGATATTTTAGTGGAACTTATTTCCAAAGAATTTCATCAAATGGTGCTGCAAGACAATTAAGATTAGAAAGTAATGGTGCATATGGTAATGCCTCTATTGTACTTGATGGACAAAGTAACGATACAACAACTGCAACAATAACTTCAGATAAATTTATAGTAACTGGCCCAGCTACATTTAGTAGTAATGTAAGTGTTAATAGATTGGCAACATCTGCAAACTATAAATTTGGAGTATCTGGTTCTGCATATGTAAACGGAACTAATAACAAAGGTATTTTTATAACAGATAATGCAACATATGCTTCCGTAGTAGGATTAAATAGTGCAATATCAGCTTATAATCCTTTAGAAATAAGAGCAAGTGGAACAGATTATCAATTATATTTAGCAACGGATGGCAAAGTCGGAATTAATACAAATAACCCAACAGGCAATTTGACTGTTAAAACTGCTACTAATCAAAATATAAGAATATCACAAGAAGGTGGCCAAGCAGGTATAAGTGCAGTAAATGATGCAGCTAATACTTTTGCAATGTTAAATATAGATGCAAATGTATTAAGATTACAATCAAATTCTGGTGGAAATACTTCTATTGGTACTGCAACTGACTTTGGATATAAACTAAACCTGAATGGCCAACCGGGTGCAAATGGTTATACTGCTTGGACAAACTGGTCAGACTCAAGGTTAAAAGAAAATATTACTGATTTGGTAGTAACTAATGTATTGGATAAGATTTGTGCAATTAGACCTGTAACATATAACTACAATGAATTATCTGGTTTTGACGAAGCAACAAGAGAAAGAAGAATATCAGGATTTATAGCACAAGAATTAATGGAAGTATTCCCTGATATGGTGGGCACAATTAAAAGAGATGATATTGATTACTATGATACAAATTTATCCAATTTAAGTTTATATTTAGTTAAAGCAATCCAAGAATTAAAAGCAGAAAACGACACATTGAAAGAGAGATTGACTGCAGGCGGACTATAATAAAAGAAAAAAGATATTACTATATTTATAAGAAACATAAAAGAATTAAATGGCAGCTATATTTCAAATTAGAAGAGGTTCAGGTTCAGTATCATTAGAGGATGGTGAATTATATGTAAACAAAGGTCCTGACTCATTACAATATGCGGTAGGTGATAGAGAAATTACTTTAGCAAAATTAGATGAACTAAATACAGGTTCATTATATTTGAAAGGTGGAATATCTGCATCCGGAGATATTACTGCTTCAAACTTATATGTATCGGGCAATGTAGTATTAGGTGGAACGATTACAATTGGTGATACTACAAATGATAGTGTTATTTTTAATGCAGATTTAAGTTCTTCAATTATACCTGATGCAACTAATACATACGATTTAGGTTCGACATCTAAAGTATATAGAAATGTATATGCAACATCTATATCAGGAGCAATAGCAGCAACAAATGGTGTAGTATCAGGTTCGTCACAAATAACATATACAAGTATTAGTTCTATTCCAGCAGGTATAGTAAGTGGTTCTGCACAAGTTATTCCATTATTACCAACGGGTGTAGTGAGTGGTTCTTCACAAATTACATATACAAGTATTAGTTCTATTCCAGCAGGTATAGTTAGTGGTTCTGTACAAGTAACTCCATTATTACCAACGGGAGTAGTAAGTGGTTCATCACAATTAACATCTTCATATGATATAAGATATGAAACAACTGGTAGAGGTATTATAAGTGGTAGTTCTCAATTGAATAACACATCTATTGAAAATTTAACAGTAGTAAATTTGACAACCGTAAATGAAACGGCATCTGTCATATTCAGTAGTGGTTCTAATAGATTTGGAGATTTTGGTAATGATGTACATGACTTCACAGGTTCAGTCAAAATTAGTGGTTCAATTACAACAATAGGTTCTTCAACTGCAACATCATTTAACGGAACAATAAATGCAAACAATGGTGTAGTGAGTGGTTCAACACAAATTACATACGCAAGTATTTCATCAATACCTTCAGGAATAGTAAGTGGTTCTTCACAAGTATTAGGTGGAACGGGAATTGTTTCCGGTTCTTCACAAATTACATATACAAGTATTAGTTCTATTCCAGCAGGTATAGTAAGTGCTTCGACACAAGTAATTACATTATTACCAACGGGTACAGTAAGTGGTTCTACACAAGTATTAGGTGGAACGGGAATTGTTTCCGGTTCTTCACAGATTACATACGCAAACATCAGTTCTATTCCAGCAGGTATAGTAAGTGGTTCGACACAAGTAATTACATTATTACCAACGGGTGTAGTGAGTAGTTCTGCACAAACAATCGAAAACTTACCAACAGGTACATTAAGTGGTTCTGCACAAATAACTACATTTGGATTTGTAAGTTCATCTGTAACTGCAAGTTCATTAGTAACTGCTAGTGTAAATATAAATGTATTAACATTCACTAAAGGTAATGGTTCAACATTTGATTTAACAGTTGTAGCAAGTGGAACTGCACCAGCAGGAACTATATCAGGCTCTGCACAAATAACTACATTAGGATTTATAAGTTCTTCATCTGTACCAGCAGGAACTATATCAGGTTCTGCACAAATAATTGAAAACTTACCAACAGGAGTAGTTTCGGGTTCTTCACAAATTACATATACAAGTATTAGTTCTATCCCATCTGGAATAGTAAGTGGAGCAGCACAAATACCTGCATTATTACCAACGGGAGTTGTATCGGGTTCGTCTCAAGTAATAACCTCAAACGCAATAACATTAGGAACACATACTACTGGCAATTACATTCAAACAATTACAGGTACTGCAAATCAAATTACAGTAGCAGGTTCAGGATTAGAAAGTGCAGACGTAACTCTTTCGACACCACAAGATATTCACACATCTGCAAACGTACAATTTAATTCAATTGGAGTTGGAACTGCGGCAACTGCAGTAGCAGGTGAAATTAGAGCAATTAATGATATTACAGCATTTTAATCATCCGATGTTAGATTAAAAGAAAATATTGTTCCAATAGAAAACGCATTATCAAAAGTTGAATCTATTAGTGGTAACACATATGATTGGAAAGAAGGATTCGAAGAAATACATTCTCACAAAGGAAACGATGTTGGAGTTATAGCACAAGAAATAGAAAAAGTTCTTCCACAAGTTGTTGTAAATAGAGAAAATGGATATAAGGCAGTTGATTATGAAAAAATAATTCCACTTTTAATAGAATCTATAAAAGAATTATCAGCAAAAGTAAAGGAATTAGAAAACAAATAGATATTTATAAAGGTATAAGGAATTTCTTATACTTTAACTAAAAAAAAGAGTAAACTAAAATGGGACTTAAATTTAGACGCGGTACCACCGCACAGAAATCCGGTTCGTTAGCATTCGGAGAACCATACATAAACACAGACTTAGGAACATTACAAGTAGGTGGAGCAACTGGTGATATTACACTAGGAGCATCAGGAACAGGAAGTGCAGCTACATTCGCTGGTATTTCAGGTTCTTCATTAGACATCACAGGAAACGCAAAAATTGATGGTAACTTAACATTAGGTGGTAACATTACAATCGGTGATAATACATCCGATACTGTAGCAATGACCGCAAATTTAAGTTCATCTATAATTCCTTCATTAACTAATACATTCGATTTGGGTTCTCCTTCTAAACAATGGAGACACTTATATATTTCTACCGGTTCATTATATATGAATGGTACAGCAATTCTTTCGTCAACCGCAAATGACTTACAATTAACAACTGACACAGGACAATCTTTAAAATTATTAGAAACTTCTGCTGACACAATTACATTACAAACTGCAGACGGAAATCTTACATTTGCATCATCAGGTGGTGGAGATGTAGTTTTAGACCCAACTACGGGTGTTATATCACTTAAAGGAACGGTACAAGTTCAAGATGGTAATAAAATAACATCTTCAGGTGGTAATGCAATTCAATTTGGAAATAATGTAGCAATTACAGGTTCACTTACTACAACAACTGGTTTAACAGTAGGTGGTGATTTTGTAGTAAATGGTACAACAACAACAATTGACTCAACAAATATAAACATTGGTGACAATATTATAGTATTAAACGGAACACTTACTACAAATGGTGGTATGTATGTTAAAGATGCGGCAGGTGGAAATACAGCAACAGGTTCTATGTTATGGGATACTACAAACGATAGATGGATAGCAGGTGCTAAAGGAAGTGAATTAGCAATATTAAGAGTAGGTGGTGATTCAGTAGTTTCGAGTTCAACTCAAATACCAGCATTATTACCAACCGGTGTAGTTTCAGGTTCTTCACAAACAATTGCAAACTTACCAACAGGTACAGTAAGTGGTTCATCTCAAATAACTTACGCAAGTATCTCATCTATCCCATCAGGTATAGTATCTGGTTCATCACAAATTGATGCAACTGCAACTACAAACTGGTCTACTGGTATCAAAACTCAATTAAACTCTAATACAGTTATTTCGGGTTCATCACAAGTAGTTGGTTCTGCAATTACTACAAATACTATTACAATCGGTTCAACATCAACTGCATTAGGTGGAACATCTACTTCATTAGCAGGTTTAACTTCAGTAACTTCAACAGGATTTACCGGAGCATTGACAGGTAATGCATCAACTGCAACTACCTTACAAAATGCAAGAACTATTAACGGAACTTCATTTGATGGTTCTGCAAATATAACAATACCAAACTTAGTATCAGGTTCATCTCAAATTACATACGCAAGTATCTCTTCTATCCCAGCAGGAATAGTAAGTGGTTCAGCACAAGTAACTTTAAGTTCAACAACTGGATATGGTACAGTTATTAACCAAAACTTATTGACTACATCCGATGTTAGATTTAACTCATTGGGTATTGGTATGGCAGCATCAGCAACTGCGGGTAGAATTGACGCAAGTGGTGATGTTGTAGCATACTCTACATCAGATATAAACTTTAAAGAGAATATTACTCCAATCGAAAATCCAATAGAAAAAATCAGAATGATTAGTGGTAACACTTATGATTGGAAAGCAGACATGAAAGAGTTCCATGGTTTTGAAGGAAATGATGTCGGTGTTATTGCACAAGAAATTGAAGCAGTATTACCACAATTAGTAACAACAAGAGAAACAGGATACAAAGCAGTTAAATACGATAAATTAGTAGCATTATTAATTGAAGGTATTAAAGAACAACAAACACAAATAGAAAAATTAAGAATAGATTTAGAAAATTACGAATGTAAATGCGATAATTGCAAGTCTAAATAATATTCAAAAGGTTTATAATAGATGTACGATGTATACTACACTACCGCAGGAGGACCCTGGTTCAATAGTGGAGCTGATATATGGGTAACTAATTGGATAAAAGAAGTGGCACCTAACTTAAATGTTAAGCCACTTCTTCTTTTCCATAGACACAAACCTACAAATTACGAAGAATTTCCAATTGACATAGACCATATTTGGGAAACCAACGAGTTAAAAATTGATGAAATTCTTAAAGGTGCAAGAAAAATACATATATTACATGGTCATTACACCCCAACTACTGCAGTTCACAACAATTTAGAAAGGATTGATTCCATTGTGTTTCATAATCTTACAAAGGTGTCTTTAATGGCACAAATGGGAAAAGATGAATATTTACATTGGTACGGAAATTGGGAATGGGAAACAGAATTAATAAATAAAATAAAAAATAAAATTTGGGTAGGATTATATCATTTTCCATATCAAACAGAAAACTTACATCATATACCAAATAATTATAGATTTATACAAAACAACGAACTTTCAAACTCAATAGAATTAGGATACGCAGCAAGAGTTGAAGGTAGAAAGAATGTTGAATATATGAATGGGTTAGGTGGATACATTTCTACTAATTCAGAAACATTCAACAAATATTACAAAAAGAAATATGGATACAAATTTGAGAAATCAAAAATTTACAAGTTTGATTACAAATATAAAGAAAAGTTCTATGGACTTGATTGGGGAATATCTCATTCTTGTTTTGAATATGAACCATTTGGATATGGAATATTTGAAGCAGTCGATTGGGGTAAATTACCAATATTACATGAAACATGGCATGTTCCACTTGACTATAAGTACAAAGCGATTGATGAGGAAACATTTAAAAAAACCTACGAAACAATTTGTCAGGATGATTACGAAACCCGTAAAGCAGAATTTGAAAAACTTAAAAATTGGATGATTAAAAACTTTTCTAATAAAGATGAGTGGAAACAAAAACTTTTAGATATTTATAACGGAGAATAACACTTTATACTATGGCAAGAACAAATTTATCGTTAGGAAATTTATACAGAGCAGTAAGTGGTTCAGCGAGACCAGGAACAGTTTCAATTGGTGGTTTGGGTGGCAACACTGCAAATAGTTCATTATTAGGATTTGCAACCGATTCTATTACAGTAACAGTTCCAACTTTTACTTATGTAGTAGAAAGTACAACTGAAAATGCACAATTTTCGTTTAGTTCAACAGGTTCTTTATTTTATTCCAAAGTTCAACAAGTTGCAAACAATTATACTTGTTCATTTGATAATGTAAACTTTACAGCAGGAACTAGAACATTTGGAACAGGCCCAACCATAGTTCCTTTAACACCTGCAGCAGTTGCAGCAGCAAACTATTCGGAAGCTAGTTCAATTTTAACGATGAAATATCAGGATGGTTATAATACTGCCGCAACAAACTACGGAACTGCATATACTAAAACATTATACGCAGTAGATGTTTATAATACTATTAACCAACCTGACTTCTGTTTATTATTTGGTACAAAAATAACTAAAGCAGATGGTAGTATTGTCAATGTTGAAGATATCTCAGTAGGTGATTCAATTAAAGCATGGGTTCCAACAGGATTACCAGATGAGTCACAAGATATGGATAGTGAAAATGTTGATTGGAGATTTTATATGTTAGAAAACCAATCAGGTACACATCAAGAAGTAATTGTATCAGATGTTGTATTCAACTTTGCAAGTGGATATTATGATTTAAACAATGGTTTAATTAAAGCAACTGGAACTCACCCTCTTTGGGTTTGGGATAATGAAATTCAAAAATATCATTTTAAAAATATAGAAGATGTATTACCTGGAGATTTAGTAATAACATATGATGAAACCAACGGATTAAATGAAGTCGAAGTAATTAATATTGAAGTAGTAACTGCTGATGTTGAGATTGTAACACTCAATGTTGAAAATGCCGATGTATATTTAGCAAATGGTATTATATCTCACAACAAAGGAACAGAAACTCAACCATATATTCCATCTGCAGGATTAAGAATGTATGTTGACCCATCAAAGGCATCATCTACGGCAGGTACTGCAACGGCAGATTGGTTAGATATGAGTGGATATAATACCGGTGTAAGACCTGCAGGTGTAACAAACGCAGCAAGTATTACAGGTGGTAACCCATCTTATAATAATGGTGTAGGTAGAAAAGAAAAATCTTGGAGTGCAAATGGTACAACTCAATTCTGGTATAAAGATACTACTACAAATATTAATGGTGGTATTTCACAATTTAATACTACTTCAGGTACAATCCATATGTGGGTAAGACCTACTACAACATTAGGTACAACTACAAGACACATTTTTGACTACGCAGGATTTTATGGTTTGGCAATTGAATCATCAGATAGTTCTACTTTAAATAGAGTAAAATTCTATGGTAGTACATTAGGAAATAGTGCACAATTAACGACTTCATTATCAGCAAATGTTTGGTATATGATTTCAGCAACATTCCAACCATCAGGAACTGTAACGGTTTATGTAGATAAAACATCGGTAGGAACATTTACCGCAGCAGCATTTACGGCACCAGCATCAACAAACTATTTAACAATTGGTAGTAATAGTGCAAGAACAACATTCTGGAACGGACAAATTGGACCTGTATTATTCTATAACACATTACAATCAGCAGCATCAGTAGGACAAGTATACGATTATTTCTCTCCAACATACAAATAAGATTTTGTTGTTTTGATTGAAAATTTTATATTTATATTGAGAACTAATAAATTTAAATTAAAGCATATAAAATGGCAGAAAAGATAGTATCACCAGGCGTATTTACAAAAGAAAACGACCTTTCATTCTTACAACAAGGTGTAGCTGACATCGGAGCAGCATTCATAGGCCCTTTCAAAGAAGGCCCATTAGTACCAACAATTGTAAATTCACAAGCTGAATTTGAAACATTATACGGAGTAGTAGATGACACATATTATACTCCTTTAGCAGTACAATCATATTTAAGAGAAGCTGGAACTGCAACTATTTGTAGAGTAGCAGGTATCGGTGGATATACTGCACAAAATCCTTTACTAATAAATTCTACAAATAAAGGACAAATTACATCGTTATCATTAATATCAGGAGGTAGTGGTTATACCGCATCAAATAATACAACAACTGGTACGGCTAATTTAATATTTGAAGGTAGTACATTTAATACTACTCAACCAACTGCAACAGCGACTATTACAGCCGGTATTGTTACAGCCGTTTCATTAACTGAATTTGGTAATGGTTGTAAAGTATTACCTACCAATGTATATGTATCACAATCTGCAACACAAGGAGCTGGTAGTTCATCTGTATCCATATTAATAAATGGAGATTTAGCAGCATCTGCATCAGTAGGTATTTTATTCCCTAGTGATAAAAATACATTAACAACAGGATTGAGTGGTTCAATATTGACATCATTATCTAACGGAGATTTCATTGTTAGTATAACAGGTTCAACAAACTTTGCAGGAACATCATCGGTAGATTCTGAAGATACAAACGATATCGAATCAACATTTGGCACATCTGCAATCGGAGCTAAGGGTGCATATGTATATGGTTTATTTAATAACCATTCCGTATCATTAAACGCATTTGCAACTCAATCTTTAACATTATTAGGTGACCAATTATTTACATTTGATGCACAAGAAGCAGTAACTCCATATATCAAATCTCAAACAATTTCCGGTGATAGATACAATCTGTTCCAAATTGAAACGATTGGTGCAGGAAATACAGCAAATACAAAAGTTAAAATTGGTATTACAAATATTAAAGCAGCAGGTAGTGTAAATGGTACAGATTATGGTACATTCACATTAGTTGTAAGAGGATATTCTGACACAAACAAAAAGAAAAATGTATTAGAAACTTATTCTAATGTAAACTTAGACCCTAACTCACCAAACTATATTAGTAGAGTAATTGGTGATAGAAAAAGAACAATCGCATCAGATGGTAAAATTTCTGAAACAGGAGATTGGGTTAATAATTCAAAATATATTAGAATTAAAAACTTAAATGAATCAGCACCAGTTCAAGCAGTTCCATTTGCACACGCAGCATATCAATTACCTATTTCAGCATCAGCTGGTGTAGGAGCATTGGTTCCTGCAGTAACATTTGTAAGTTCTTCAGCAACTGTAGTTGGTGGTATTGATTTAGATGGTAATACTGATAACTCAATTTATATTAAAGCAATTCCAACAGGAGCAGGTATAGGTTCTAATTCAGTATTTGGTTTAGACGCAACAAATGGTGGTACATTATCAGTAGGTGATGCAAATGCACAATTTGTTGTAGCATTCCAAGAAGGATTTGATGGTATGAATCCAACAACTCCAATTTATACTGGAACAAATATAATTGCAGGTAACTCACAAGGATTTAATTTATCAACTTCATTATCTTCAGGTTCGGTAGCTTATGGTAAACACATATCTGCATTATCTAACGCTGACGAATTTGATATCAATATGGTTGTAACTCCAGGTGTTATTAGAAGACATCACACTTCAGTAGTAACTTCAGTTTTAGATATGGTTGAACAAAGAGATGATTGTTTCTATATTATGGATACAAATGCAGCGGATGATTCAATTTCACAAGCTACAACACAAGCAGACGCAATAGATTCAAATATGACAGCAACTTACTACCCATGGGTTAAGACAATTGATGTTAATACAAACAAATTAATTTCAGTTCCACCTTCAGTATTATTACCTGGCGTATTCGCAGCAAACGATAGAGTAGCAGCTGAGTGGTTCGCACCAGCAGGTTTGAATAGAGGTGGTTTAGTAGGAGCAGTTAGTGTATTGAATAGATTAACTCAGTCTGAAAAAGATACTCTATATGAAGGAAAGGTAAATCCAATCGTTCAATTCCCAGGACAAGGTATCGTAGTATTCGGTCAAAAAACTTTACAAGATAAACCATCTGCATTAGATAGAATCAATGTAAGAAGATTATTATTAACTGTAAGAAAATACATCGCATCTACTTCAAGATACTTAGTATTCGAACAAAACACAGCAGAAACAAGAAACAGATTTTTAAATATTGTTAACCCTTATTTAGAATCAATCCAACAAAGACAAGGTTTGTACGCATTCCGTGTTGTAATGGACGATTCTAATAATACTCCAGATGTAATTGATAGAAACATTATGAAAGGTGCTATCTACTTACAACCAACAAGAACCGCTGAATTCATTCAAATTGATTTCAACATCTTACCAACTGGAGCAGCATTTAACGGATAATTTAAGAAATAGATATTTATATAAAAGAATTAAAAAATAAAGTAAAATGCCAGAAATATTAGAGTTTGATAAAATTTTCTATAAGAACTTTGAACCTAAGTTAAGTAATAGATTCATTATGGAAATTAACGGTATAGAATCATATATCGTTAAAACTGCAAGTAGACCAACATTCACATCGGAAGTTGTTGAATTAGACCATATCAATGTAAAAAGAAAGATTAAAGGAAAATCTACATGGGATGATGTAAACATTACTCTTTATGACCCAATTGTACCATCAGGTGCACAACAAGTTATGGAGTGGGTTAGACAATCACATGAGTCATTGACAGGTAGAGATGGATATGCTGCATTCTACAAAAAAGATATCACATTCTATATCTTAGGCCCAGTAGGTGATAAGGTAGAACAATGGACTTTAAAAGGTGCATTTATCAACTCAGCAAACTTTGGTGATTTAGATTGGAGTTCAAATGACCCAGTTTCAATCGAATTAACATTATCATATGATTACGCTATCTTAGAATTCTAATTTAGACTAAAAATAATAAACGAAAGGGATACCCACAAAGTATCCCTTTTATTTTTTTAAAAAGTGTATATATATTATTAAACACAAAGTTATATTTTATTATGGAAAAAAACATAGAACAACAAGTCGAACAACAAGTTACAAGAGGATTAGGTACACAACCAACTCAAACACAAAAATCATTTCAATTCCCAACGGAAATTATTTCTTTACCATCAAAAGGATTGGTATATGCAGAAAGTAATCCTCTATCAAAAGGAGAGGTTACAATCAAATTGATGACTGCAAAAGAAGAGGACATTATTACAAATCAAAATTTAATTCGTAAAGGACTTCATTTAGATAAGTTATTGGAATCAGTAGTAGTTGAACCAGGAGTAAATATTAATGATTTGGTATTGGGTGATAAAAACGCAATCTTAATTTCATCTAGAATATTAGCATTTGGTACTGAATACGATGTAACAGTTAATGACCCTGCAGATAACGAACAGGTGAATGTTACAATTGACTTATCTAAAATTAAGATAAAAGAAGTTGACGAATCTAAATTAAATAGAGATAACGAATACGAATTTATACTTCCAAAATCAAAAACACCAATTAAGTTTAAATTATTGACACATGGTGATGAGATTGCAATTGCAAGAGATATTGAAGCATCTGAAAAAACTTTAAAACAAAGTAACGAAATTACAACTAGATATAGAAGACTTATTGTTGAAGTAAACGGAACAAGAGATATTGGATATATAAATAGTTTTGTTACAAATCAGTTATTAGCAGCAGATTCAAAAGCACTTAGAAAACATATATCTGAAATTACTCCTGATTTAGATTTAACATTTGATTATGAATCGTTGATTACGGGTGAAACGGAGGCACTTCGTATACCTTTTGGGGTTGACTTTTTTTACCCTGCCGATTAATCATTCTACTTTATTACATCAAAAGTTATTTCAATTACTCTACTATGCAAATGGTGGATTCAATTGGACAGACCTATATACCATGCCTATTAAGTTTCGAGAGTTCTACTTTAGAGAATTATTAAAGACTAAAGAAGAGGAGAAAAAATCAGCAGAAAGGGTATATAAATCAAATAATCCATCATCTAAAGCTAGAAAGAGGTAAATTGAAATAATGTTATATTTATATAAGATAAATCAATACATATGCGTAAAAAAATATTAGTTAGAGAAGCCGGTTTAATGGATTTTTTCAAAAGTTTTTTCCAAGCGAAAGCTGACGGAAGAGAAAGTCAATGGCTTCAGAAACTTCGTAAAGCTGACCCTGATTTAGCAGATGTATGGTCTGATTATGATGATAAGTTGTCAAAAAGTATGCAACAACAAAAAAGAGATTTACAATCATTGGGATTAGACACTAGTCACATAGATGCAATGATAAAAAAATACGGATTAAAAAACGCCTAATTTAATTACAATTGGCTAGAAGTAAAACATATTCAAAAGGTAAAGGGTCTGGTTCGGATAGACGATTGGAAGATTTAGAAGAGCAATTGGCCAAAGGCATATCTGAAGGTAAATCAGCTGAATCCTTAAAGAAGATACAAGATGCAATTGATAAAATAAATAGTAATTTAAAAAAATCAATTGCAAATATTGATGATTTTTCATCAGGTGTACAAAGTTTGGGTGTATTTGTAGGTAAATCTAATAAGTTATTTCAGGCAATGAATTCACTTTCCGATGGAATGTCGGTATCTATGAAATCAATATCAGATGTGATGAGTGGCCCGGCTTTATCTGGTGCAACAAATTTCAAAAAACAAGTAGTTAAAACAACAGATGCATATAAAGGTTTAGGAAATGCAATAGCAGTTAATACAAAAAAATTAGTTAAACAACAAATAACACAATCACAATATAATCAAGCTATATTAGATGGGTATGAAGATATGGAAGAACAGCTTGATAGATTGAAGGGTCAAATGGAGGGAATGACTGCTGCACAATTGAGAAGTGCACAGGTAGTAAAAAGAACACTTGAAAATGAAAAAGAAAGACTAAAAGCATTTGCAGATGCCGCTGAAAAAAGTAAAAAGAATTTGGAGGGGATGGGGTTTGCATTAGAGACTGCAGCATCAACCGGTATTCCGGCTATGAATGAATTGGGTGGTGTTATTAAAGCAGCTGCAGAAGGTGGTATGGGATTAGCATTAGCATTTGCAGCATTAGGTGCGGCACTTGGAAAAATGGCATATGATTTAGGATTTGTTGGTGATAAATTAGGAACAATTGCAAGTTATGATAAAAAGCTTGCAGGTTTAAAAGGACAAATTGATGCAATAAATCAACAAGTAACTTTAGGTATATTTGGTGGTAGAAATTTTGTAAAAGAAAGTGCAATACTAGATTTTTCAAATACAGTAACTCAAATGGGTATTGAATTTGAAGCAGCATCTAAAACGGCATTATTTGGTGAAAAATTAGGTGGTGTTGGATATGGTGCAGCACAATTACAAATGGCCGGAATCGCTGCAGAAACAATTGCAACGGCTATGAAAGATGCATCCTCTACAATGGGTTCAAATGTAAGTGGTGAATTCGGAGCAGATATGGCAATATTAGCAGCTAGAACAGGTCAAACATCGGAAGGTATTGCATCTATCACAGATACTTTTATGAGGTTAGGTAATGTATCTGCAGAAACAGCAATAAACTTAGAAGAAGGTCTAAGAACAATGGCAAAACAAGCCAATGTTAATTTGGGAGCATTGATGGAAGATGTTGCAGAGGCTTCAAAGGACGCATTATCATACCAACTTAAATCACCGGCCGCATTAGCAAAAGCAGCAACATTTGCAGCATCATTAGGAACCAAATTTACCGATATTGCAAATGCAGGTAAAAATATGGTTTTAAACTACAAAGATAGTATTAAAGCCGAAATGTCTTTATCAGCAATGTTGGGTAGAAGAGTTGATTTATCACAAGTTAGAGCATTATTTGCAGCAGGTAGAACGGAAGATGCAATAAAAGCATTAAAAGCACAAGGATTAGACCCATCAAAAATGAATCTATTTCAACAAGAAGCACTTAAAAATGCAACTGGTGGATTAGATTTAAATTCATTACAAAAAATAGCAACAAGAACAGGTAGAACAGGAGGTGAATTGGAGGGTGAAAAAGTAAAAGTAGGAAATAAACAATTTATATTAACTAAAAATGCAGCCGAATCTGCAAAAGCAATAGGTTCAGCAGTTGCAGCTGCAATGATAGATGTACAAAAAACATTATTAGAATCTGACGCTGAAAAAGCAAGACAAACTGCGATAGAAAATAATACACAAGGACTTAAAGATTTAATGAATTCGTTGAATAGAACGGAGATGATGAAATCGGTAGCTACCGGTTTTGGTGCAGCAATACCTATGTTAATCGGTGCTGCTGTAATGTATAGGGTAGGCCCAAAAATATTAAGTAAGGCATTGACTACTGCACTTACAAATGCAGGAATTGCTACTACGGCAGCAAAAGTAGGTGCTACAACTGCAGCTACTGCAGGCAGTCAATTTGCCGGATTAAAGTTAGTTGGCCAAAATATGGTACACAATTCGGCAGGTAAATTTGTATCTAGAGCAACTGCAGACGCATTTAAAGCAAACCTAGGTTGGGTTGCAGCTAAAAATGGAGTAATGTATGCACCTGGAAGTACACAAGCAGCCGCAATACTGGCAGCAAGACAAGGGTTAGCAGCGGGTGCACCGGCAATAGCAGGAAGTGCATCACCACTTTTAGGAGCAACAACAGCAGCAAGTCCATCGATACTTTCAGCAGTAAAACCTGGATATGGTGCACGTGTTGGTTCAAATGTAATGAGTTCATTAAAAGGTAAAGGTGGTATATTAACCGCATTATTTGCTGCATATGAATATAATGAAAGAAAAGATGCAGGACAAACGACCACCCAAGCCACAGCAGGAGCTGGTGCTGGAGCTCTTGGTGGAATAGCCGGTAGTGCACTGGCAGCCGCTGCAATTGGAGCCACAGCGGGTAGTGTTGTGCCTGTTGTAGGAACTATTATTGGAGGTATGCTTGGGTATATGGCAGCCACTTCAATCGCAGATTCAATAACAGGTGCAAACGAACCGGTAGTGGAATCACAAGAAAAAGTTGAATTACTATTAACTGATGCACAAATAGACGAGGCTATAAATGCTGGTTTACTATTAAGTGATTCTATGTATTCTGTTAAATTACAAGAAGAAATGGTTGCTCAATTAGGATTAGCCAACACACTATTATATGGACTATTAGATGAAGAAAAATATTTGGCAGTGAATGTTGATGGTAAAAAGGTTCTAGAAGCTTTACAATCAACATCGAGAAAACAATTTGGTATCTCAAGAACTAAGGATACACGTACTGTATCAGCAAGACGACCTACTACATAAGAAAATAATAATAATTTTTATATAAGATATTTATACTAAATAGATATCCACCGATGCCAACAATATCCGACTTATTCAAAAATCAAAAGAAAGAACTCTATGGTAAATCCGATGCTATTAGAATTGATACCAGAGGTTTAATCAATCCACCAAGAGGTGCAGCATTACTTTTATCATCTCCAAATTCATTAGGTGACTTAATAGGTAATCAAATTGCAGGTGCAGTAGGTGGTTCAGCAAATAGACCATCTGATACAATATTTAAAAATAATTCTTTTTTAGCCAAACCAATATCTTTATTTAAAACACCTGCAAATTTAAGAACTGCCGTAGATGCAAAAACAAATTACTTTGTAAAACAATCACCTGCAGGAGCTTCTATACTTGGTAAAATAAAAGAAGGTGCATCAAATCCATTAGGAACAATTGCAGAAATTGGTATTGATTTATTAAAAGGATTAAAAGATAAAAATCCTACAAAGGGTTCACCATATGGTCAGAAATATCAAACTACTATAAATGGACAAACTTTAGCTGAAACCAAAACATTTTCAGGATTCCATGAAACATATAGTTTACAAGAACAAAATGGCCCTAAAAGTTGGGTTGTAACTGGAATTGAAAAAAGAGCTGATGGTTTTAAAAGTTGGGATAAAAGTAATGAAGAATATAATAAACTAGAAAAATCATCTGACAAAAGTATTTATGATAACATCCCTCTAAATCAATTATTAATTACATTTAAAAAATTAGGAAATAACGAAACAATTCCATTTGTAGGAACTATAAGTGGTATATCAGAAGATGTTACACCTGAATGGACTAATTTTAAATATTTAGGGTCTCCATTTAAAACTTATAGATATCAGGGAGTAGAAAGAACTTTAACATTTAATTTACAATTATATTATACAGGTATTGGTGAAAAGGGTACAATGATTAAAAAAATAAATTATTTAAAATCATTAGCATTTCCATATGAACATATTGCACAATTTACTTATAAAGACGGAAAGGATAATGGCCCTTCATCACAATATGCATTTTCTCCAAATTTATTTTATTTATCAATTGGAGATATGTATAAAAATATGTTTGGATTTATTGAAACATTAAGTTTTACAGTTGATGATAATATTACTTGGCCAACAATAGAAGCACATGAAGTCTTTGCTGATTTTTCTTCATATGGACATACAACAATGTACCCATCCGTAGTTACAGTAAGTATTAGTATGAAAATCATTGAAAATCATAAAACTGAGTTTAAAGATAATATAACAAGATATAGATATAATTTTGACGGATTGGAAGATATGAGTAATTATGGAAATTATAATATATTAGAAACAGAAGAATTAACACAAAAAAAGTCCGACCCATTAAAACCACTTGAGACTGGCCAAGAGACTAAAAAAGATGAACCACCAAAACCAACTAATACCGCTAAAAAAGTTAATAAAAAAGTAACACGTTCAACATCAAAAATAGATAAAAATGGACTTGACCATTCATTATTTTCAAAATCAACGACAATTAAAGATACAACATTTGAAATTGAAAAAGATTTAAGAAAAGGTATAATATACAAAAATCCAATAACATCTGGTTTATAATAAAAAATAATTTATGCCAAATAGATACCAATATTCAACAACATTAACTAACAAATATACAAAGAAAAAATATTTAGGTAGTGTTATATATCCAAAAATAAAACCAAACGATAATGATATGTATGTTATATCACAACAAAGTGATAGATTGGATATTTTGGCAAGTAAATATTATAATGACCAAAGTTTATGGTGGATTATAGCAGTCGCAAATAATTTAAATGACGCATCTTTATCAATTGAACCTGGTATACAAATGAGAATACCATCAAATGTTTCACAAATATTAAATGATTTAGAAAAAATAAATAAATAAGTTATGGGATTTCCATTTATAGCTCCAATAAAAGAAGAAGTAAGGAAAAAATTAGAAGCGAGAGAATTAGCTAATACACCGACAGATGTTAAAACACCAGGTTCTGCAGCAGGTTGGAATAATGTTTCAACACTATCTCCCTTTGCAATATTAAGTACCGGAGCTATGGTTGTAAAAACATCCGGTGAAATAAAAAGCAGAATTAAAAGTATTAAAAACCTTATTAAATCACCAGGTGCATTAGATAATCATGCTGATGCATATTATGGATGTGTTATTAGTAATACTACTGATATAAAAAATATGTATCAAACAGGTCAAACTATTGCAGGATATGATTTAAATGGAAAACCAATAGTTGTAGAAGGAGAAGAAAATAGAAGAGTATCTACACCAATTATAGAATCAATAGACATAGATAGTGATGGTAATAATAATACATTAAAAACAGCAAAAGTAAATGTAAGAGTATTTACATTAAAACAATTAGAAATGTTTGAATTGTTTTTTTTAAGACCATCTATGGATATTGTTTTAGAATTTGGATATAATACTGATATTCGTGGTGAGTATTATAATCAAATAGACCAACATTTTTTTGTAGGTAAAGGATATAAAGCATGGGAAAAAAGATTTATAGAAATATTTTCACACAATGATAATGCATATAAACAATCAAAAGAAAGATATTTGGAGATATTAAAAGCTACAAATTATAATTACGATTATTTTGCAGGAAAGTTAACAAATTTTAAATTTAGTCCTGATACCGATGGTTCATTTAATATTCAATTAGAGATATCATCCGGTAATGAATTACAAATGTGGGTTCCATTAAAACAATCATCACCAACTGGAAAAATATCAAGAGCCTCATTAGTTACTGATACTGATTATCAACAATGGTTGAATGTTATTGCATCGGATTTAAATTTAGGTAAATTAACTAAAGAAGATTTTCCTACTGAATTTCTTAGAACTGAATTATTTAATTGGGGAGTAATTAATGAAAATGAAAAAGATACAAATGTTTCAAAAGACCCATATATTTCTTTTAAATTTATATTAAAAATTATGGATGCTTCAAAAATTATACAAAATTATAAAAAAGGAGTAATTGATTCTTTTTACTATGAAGATAAAGCTAAAAAAATACCTTTAATACCAGTATCTTCTCATAAAAATATAATGTCAACAAATTCATCGTTTATATTACCTGGATATTTACCATTTATAACGGTTGCAAACATACCAAAAGCGGAAGACAAAATCATATTAAAAACAGATAAATATAACGATTGTCATATAAATGGTAAATCATTTAATATAAAAGGTGATGTGATATATCCTAAAAACGGAGACCCAATTTCAGTTGGTAATTTGGCCATTGGAAATTTGTATAATGTATTCATTAAATATGAAATTT